CGGAAAAATTAATAAATACCATAAAACATAACGTACCAGAATTTAAAGGTGGTTTTAAACAAAAATTTAGAAAAGAGTTTGAATCACATGAGGAAGAAATGCAGATAACATTGGTTGACACTAAAACTAAAGAAATAGGTATCAATAACAAAAAAGTTGACGAATACATCAAAAAATTTGGCACCGTTGATAAAAATGTAGGACTACCAACCTCAGTGTGGAATGAAGGTTCTGAGGAATACCGAAAAGGGTTAATTGATGGTTTATTTAGTTCAGACGGTAATGTTAGTAAAACACAAAAAAGAATATCATTAGTATCTAGTCGTAAACAATTAATTGAGGATGTTTCTGAATTATTAGGTTTTTATGGTGTTAAAACTAAAATTAAACACAAGAAAACCAAATTAGATGGTTACGATAATGAGTTTGATAGATATGACCTGAGAATATCAGAAGGTGCCTCTATTAAACATTTTAGAAACCTATTTAAATTGACTAATAAATACAAACAAGATATTTTAGACTCATATGTGTTTAGATATAATATAGTTGACGCTAAACAAATAGAAGTAGAATCGGTTGAATTAACTAATATTAAAGAAGACGTTTGGGATATATCTGTATACGATGACACACACTGTTTCCAAATATCCAAAGTTGTTACTGGAAATTGTTGTGAAATCGGATTAAGACCATACCAATTCTGTAATCTATGTGAGGTTAACGCTTCTGATATTACATCACAAGAAGATTTTGAAGAAAGAGTAAAAGCAGCAACCTTTATTGGTACATTACAGGCAGGTTATACTGATTTTCATTACTTACGTGATATTTGGAGACGTACAACTGAAAAAGATGCCTTAATTGGTGTTGGTATGACTGGTATTGGTTCAGGTGTTGTTCTTGGTTACGATATGAAAAAAGCTTCTGAGGCTGTTAAAAAAGAAAACGAAAGAGTTGCTAACTTAATCGGAATTAATAAAGCTGCAAGAACTTCAACTGTTAAACCATCTGGAACTTCTTCATTAGTATTAGGAACTTCTTCAGGTATTCACGCTTGGCATAACGATTATTACATTCGTAGAATTAGAGTGGGTAAAAATGAAGCTATCTATACTTACTTATCTATTTATCACCCAGAGTTGATTGAGGATGAGTATTTTAGACCACATGATACAGCCGTAATCGGTATTCCACAAAAAGCACCAAAAGGAGCTATTTTAAGAACGGAGTCAGTATTTCAGTTATTAGAAAGAGTTAAAAAAGTTTCTACTGAATGGGTTAAACACGGACATCGTGCAGGTTCTAATACACATAACGTTTCAGCAACAATCTCTGTTAAAGAAAACGAATGGGATTTAGTTGGTGAATGGATGTGGAAAAATAAAGAATCTTATAATGGACTTTCTGTTTTACCTTATTCAAACCATACTTATAAACAAGCCCCTTTTGAAGACTGTACGAAAGAAAAATATGAGTCTTTAATGAAAAGTTTAAAAGATGTTGATTTAACAAAAGTTATTGAATTGGATGATAACACCGATTTAAGTGGTGAAGCGGCATGTGCAGGTGGTGCGTGTACCGTTGAATATTTCGGTAACCCAGAACCCAATGAAAAATAATTTAACTTCACAAGATCCTCCTATATTTATTATAGGAGGATTTTTTATGCTACAATACATATATAAAATAGAAAATAAGATAAACCCTGACACAACAAGTGTTATTAGCCTTATATAACATACGTAAAAAAAACGGATAATAAAAACCCTCTTCGGAGGGTTTTTTTATTGTAATAAACTTTACACTTTAAATTTTATTTTTTGTTGGTAAATTTCTTTAATAGATATTTATAAGTATGGCACAAAAAACTTTTTTAAATATTAGATTTCCTTTTAGAGATGATCCTGAAGGTAAATTTGTTGAGATGACCACCGATTATAAATTAGCGATTAAATCTGATTTAATGCATTTATTATTAACAAACAAAGGTGAAAGGTTATATATGCCAGACTTTGGTGCTAATTTAAGACAATATTTATTTGAACCAAACGACACTGTTGGGACTGAAGGTATAAAAAAAGAAATAAATACTGCTGTACAAAAATACATACCAAACTTAACAATTACTGAACTTAGTGTAACACCTTCAGAAGATAATAGAAATGCTGCAATAGTTAGATTAGATTATTTAGTTACAGCATCCGCTTTACAATCATTAGACTTTATTGAATTAGAATTATAATACCATGGCTGAAAAAAAAATAAATTATTTTGCTAGAAATTTTTCCGATGTAAGAACAGAATTAATAAGTTTTGTACAACACTTCTACCCACAACTTTATCAAGATTTCAATGATGCCTCAATAGGTACAATGTTAATTGAGTTAAATGCGGCAACTGCTGATATGTTATCTTACCATACAGATAGAATGTTTACAGAAACCCAAATAGATTACGCACAAGAAAGACGTTCATTATTAAATATAGCTCGAACTTTGGGTTTAAAAATACCTGGTAAAAAGGCTTCTATAACTTTAGTAGATTTTTCAGTTACAATACCAGGTGCTAGTGGAAATGTTTTTGATGCAAGATATGCACCTATTATAAGATATGGGGCACAAGTAGCGGGTAATGGACAAACTTTTGAAACGCTAGAAGATATAGATTTCTCATCCCCCTATTCTTCAGGAGGAATACCAAATAGATTAATAATACCTAACAGAGATAATAATGGAAATCCAATTAGTTATACTTTAGTTAAAAGGGAGTTGGTTACAAATGGTGTTACAAAAACTTTTAAAAAAGTTATAAATTCAAGTGACGCTGTACCTTTTTTAGAAATTATTTTACCAGATACTAATGTAATTGATGTTGAAAATGTTGTAGTTAAAGACGGTACGACTTTTATTGAAAACCCGTCTTTAGATGAATTCATAAACCCAAATATTAGTTGGTATGAAGTCGATTCTTTGGCTGAAGATAAAGTTTTTATTGAAGATACCTCTAGAACCGCTGACAACTCAGGTATAAAACCTGGCAAATGGCTTTCTGTTACTAGAAAATTTATAAAAGAATATACTGATACTGGTTATTGTAAATTAACTTTTGGTTCAGGCTTTTCTGATGAACAATATTTAAGAAATTATAGTAACGAAGATTATGTTTTACAAATAGCTAATTATTTTAACAGTACTGCTTTAGGCGAAATACCAAAACCAAACACTACTTTATTCATTAGATACAGAGTTGGTGGTGGAGCTGGAGCTAATATTGGAGCCAACGTTATAAAATCTTTAGGTAATACAACGATTATAGTCAATGGGCCTAATGCTCAAAACAATCAATTTGTAAAAAATTCTTTAAGGGTAAACAACCCTATACCAGCTTTTGGTGGTGGAGAAGAACCTTCAATCGAAGAGATTAGGTATATGACAAAATATAATTTTGCATCACAAAATAGAGCTGTAACAATAAAAGATTATATTGCAACAATATTTAAAATGCCAGGTAAATTTGGGGTACCATTTAGATCCCAAGTTGCTGAAAAACAAAATAAAATTGAATACGCTATTCTAGGGTTAGACGGCGATGGAAAGTTAACCAATTCCTCAACAAATACTTTAAAAGAAAATATCGCCACATGGTTAGCCGATTATAGAATGATTAATGATTATGTTCTTGTAAAAGACGGTAGAATCATTAATATAGGTTTTGATATAGACATCTTTACAGACAAATCTTTTAATCAAGGTGAAATAGTTAACAACACTATTAACAAAGTTAAAACTTATTTTGATGTTAAAAAATGGCAAATGGGTCAAAATATATACATGGCTCAACTAATAGAACAAATAAATAGTGTACCCGGTATATTAAATGTATTAAGTGTTAAAGCGTTTAATAAAGTTGGATCAACTAACGGAACTAATTATTCTCTTAATACAACATCACAAGCTTATTTAGATAACGTAACAAGACAAATAGATTTAACGGATAATTACGTATTATTTGGTGAGTATGATAGTATGTTTGAAATAAAATTTCCAGTAACAGACATTAGAGTTAGGGTTAAAACATCGTAATGAGTGTACAAAGATTTCAAAATTTAATTGGTAGTGCTAGATACAAAAGAGCTGTAGATCAGAATACTAATATAGGTTTAGAATTAGAACAAAAAACTAAACCTTTAATAGAATACGACATAATAGATGTTGTTAATTTACCAGAGGTTTTTACTGAAGAGAGAGAAAAATCTAACAAATATAGAATTAATGGTAAAATAAATATTTACACAACAAACTCTATATCTTCAGGGTCGACAGTATATAAAAACGGTGTTTTTGATGACTATGCTTGGAACCCACTATTTCAAGGAGACACCCCAAATAATTGGATTATGCAACTACTTTATCCTTCAGATTCATTATCCGATTTTCAAATTAAATATTATAGTGCAGCAACATCAACAGCCACACAAATATCTAAAGCTTTTCGTGGTCCACAATATAAAAAATTAGATACAACAATAATAAATAATAGTAGGTATTTAGCTGTAGTTGGTATACAGAAACATAATTTAAAACCTGATGATTATATATACCTTAATAGTAACACTAACTCTAATTATAGAGGTATATTTAAAGTTTTAACTTTAGGTTTAAACGGTCAAAATTTTGACAAAGATTTTGTTTTAGATTTAAGTTTAGATACATTAACAACACCACAAGGGGTGTCACCTAATTCTTATTACACAGCAATACCAAATGGGGACGGTAATTTTATAAAAATTAACAACCCATCTTTTGATGACATAAGTTTTTCAAATAGTTTAACTTTTTTTAATGTCACAACTTGTGATTTTAGTGGTAACACACAAAGTATACCATACAATAACGATGAAGAACGTTTTTTAACTATAAAAACAAATCAACCACATAATTTAAAAATTAACAACTATGTGTACATTAGAGTAAACATAGGTAATGATTTAAACGGTATGTGGCGTGTTTATAATATTTTAGATGACTTATCAGGATCAACCAGATTCGTAATAAAAGCCGACATAAACATACCAAATAAAGGGGTGACAATTCAACCCGCCCCCATGAGAGATTATAAAATTTTAGACGGTATTCCATCAGAATATTATGTTAGAAAATTTGAAGTTTTAACAACAAATGATTATGAAGTGTATCCTTGTGCCTTTAGTACAGGGATATATCCTAATATTAACGATTTTAAACTTGGTTTGGCTAATAAAACTTGGTTATTCCATTTTAATGAAGATGTTGATTTAAATAAAATCAAAACTAATAGAAAAGGACCTATAACAGAATTGTATTATAGCATAATTAAAAGGTCGGGTAAAATCCCATATGATTGGGGTAATGTTGTTTCTAATTGGGATTTTAATATTAAAAAAACTATTTTATTAAATAGTATTGAATCCGTATCAATAAATAATCCCAGTAATGTGGGTAGTGTTGAAAAATCTAAAGCAAGAAAAGAATTTTTAAACATCAACGGTGAAATTGATTATATGTCGGGTGATAAATATATTGTCGATTTTGTTGAATTTAATCCAACGGATTTATCCGAAACCCCTTTATCTATGGTTAATCATGTTTTTAGACCACCATCGACCACCCCAACTTCAGGGTATTATTATAATCCTTATAAAAAATTAAAATTAAGGGAGTATTCAAAAGTTATTAACGTTATTTCTGCTAATGAAAATTATGATCAAATTCCTGATAACTACTTTATTTACCCAGACGGTAGTAAAGCTTGGAAAGACTTACTACCGATAGGTTATTCTGAAAACGGTGTTAACGTAATTGATTATCCGTTTTTAAATAATGTTAATTATTATTATTTTGATTTTAATCTATATATAAGAAGGCAGGTTGTACCAATAAATAATATCATTGACAATAGTAGTCGATTAAGATATGTAAAAGAAAGTGATGTAAATACTAAATGTTAATAAAGTATAGTATAAATAAAAAATTTGATTCAGTAAGTGGCCAAAGTATTACGGTCTCAGGGGATAGTATTAACTTAAATTCTAAATACATTAATATACCATTAAGTATGGAATTTATACCTACAGACTATTCCGAAGATATTAACGATTTAGTTTTAGAAGAAAGAAAAAAAGCACTTACAGATAAAAATTCACCCAATAAACCAATTGATTTAGAGACGATTGGTTATAAATTTGAAAACACTTCTTTAAATAATGGACAGGGGTTAATAATCCAATTTAGATTTTGGGATAATATTAATAAAAATTATAAAAACACATACAACATT